ATTCGCGAGATCCACGAACAGGCACAGACTGTACGAAATGCGTTGAGTATGGGCGGACGGGTGCAGTCCAATACGCACATGCATCTTGGTGGGCTACATGATTACCGCAATATTTTTAGAGAAGTCGACAATATTATCTTATTGGGGTGTGGAACATCTTATCACTCTGGAATGATTGCAATGACACATTTTAAAAGTTTATGTGATCTCAACTGCGTGCTCTTGTTTGACGGTGCCGAGTTCACCGACAAAGATATCCCGCGTAAGGGGAAGACCGCCGCGATTTTCATTTCCCAGTCGGGTGAAACGAAAGACCTACACAGGTGCATTTCCATTGCCAAGGAGCATGACGTATTTACAGTGGGCGTTGTGAATGTGGTCGACTCACTTATTGCCAGAGATGTTAATTGTGGGGTTTACTTGAATGCTGGAACGGAGGTGGCGGTTGCATCAACAAAGGCGTTTACGTCGCAAACTCTTGTGCTAACCATGATCGCGGTATGGATTGCTCAACAAAAAGATATTTATCCAATGAAGAGAGAAGAATATATTCGCGACATTCGTAATCTGAGTCAGGATATTGAAAGCGTGTTGACTGCATCAGATAACTTTATCGACGATGAGGTTCTTTCCATGTTTGACAATAAAAAGAGTTGCTTCTTGCTTGGCAAGGGGATGGGCGAAGGCGGGGCAAAAGAAGGTGCACTCAAAATCAAAGAAATCGCGTATATCCACTCGGAGGGATACTCGTCTTCCGCACTGAAACATGGGCCATTTGCTCTATTAGAAAACGGGTTTCCCGTGATTATTTTTGTGCCATCTGACGCACATTTCGCAAAGAATTACAATGCTCTACAGGAGGTTGCATCGCGAGGAGCAAACATCATATGCTTGCATAATACGTTGGATACTGTAGGCGATGAATATGTGAAAGAAGATACATCCAATATCACACTATTTGACAGTGTAAAACATTCAATGTGCGTACCAAGAAACGCAACATTTCAGAGTGTTATTAATAACGTGCCAATACAAATATTAGCATACAGATTATCTGTACGTAAAGGCATTAACCCAGATACACCAAAGAACTTAGCAAAGGTTGTCACAGTAGAATAATATTTTCGGCATGTATTGTATAGGAACAGTATGCACACAGTGTCTCGTATCCCAACATCAAAGCATGGAACCATTTTAAAAAATCCGGGATTCACCAGCAAAAACCGTCCTGTTATTAAGATTAAGGCAGCAATGAGCGTAAAGAAGACATCAAAGGGTGGTTCTAGATACATGTCCAAATCCAAGGCCAAGTCCAAGAAAGGTGGACGTTCTCGTGCTAAGCACGGCAAAAAGAGAACAAATAGCACTCGCAAAGAGAGAAAGTAACTGATAGTAAATAATCTAATATATCATATACATACTTAGATTATTTGAAACAAAAACATGGTTTATTTGCTGGATTTACACTTAGTATTTCCAAGCAAAAATGTCATAAACGAGAAAGAACGCTGATATTCGGTATATTGTTTTTTCAAATATAGAAGGAACCCAGTTATCACAATAAGGCAGATAAGTACAAACACGTTGTTCATAGCATAAGAGATAAGGGTTCCCCATTCCTCACTGCCGTCTATTTTTTTGTAGTAATCTGCGAAGTTTTTCATTACTAAAATAACGAAAAGACCAATCAGAGTAGTAATTGTGAATGCAATGTCCATCTTATTGAAGAGTAAGAAGAATATCCAGATAGTTACACTCTGCGTCATTAACAACAATGGATGTGTTACCTCTTGTGAAGATGCAAAGCCTAACGAAAAATAAATAATCATCAATACAACGAGGTTCTTTGCTATCATATTTTCCGAAAGAAGTCTCTGGAACTGACAACTTAAGGTCTCTGCTACGAAGTTTCCAGACACAGCAATAATAAGTAAAAATATCCCAAGGATAGTGTTTGTTTGAATAACAGTGTTGTCCATATTTTGTTGAAGATATATAATATAATGATACAAAAGATTAGTTTTTGATACACCTAGTTTTGGAAAATTATAAGGAGTAATTCTATTTACATTTTTCCCTGAGTAACACAGTACTTTTTCATGATAGCCAATGGCACTAAAATGTCTTGGTGTTTTTCGATTTTTTTGTGACACTTGCCAATTGTGACTTCGCTAATTTCGCTTACAACCCTCACCTCTCGTTTTGATATAGTTAGTCCACATAGTTGCACGATAAAGTAGATAATTCCTGCCGCAATGGAGTGCGGGGTATTTTCTGGCATAAGACCCATTTTATCTACTTTTAAACTAATGAAATGACATAGCCTAGTTAGTTCGGCATTCATATTTAAACGGCTGCAATATCGGTCGATGAAATCATCAGGTGTTGTCTTATTTAATACTGTTTTTTCGTTCATCTCCATATCCTTTTCGATAACGTTGATAATTTGCTGAACGTTTTTACATCCGCGTGTTGCATTTTGCACATCTAGATGGAATATAGATGCAATCTCTTTTGGCGTGCGAGGATTATTGTTAATACGACAAGATATGTAAATGGATCCACCAAGGATACTTTCTCTGTTCTCGCCACGAAAGGTCTGATAATACTCTGATATTTTTTTATGATATCGCATTGCATCATCGATAATGAGTTTAGGCATGCCCGAGTTATGTGCCATGGTATATATTTTTTGAAACTCATCATATTGCGATTTTTCCTTATATGGCATAGACTGCCATTCGGTGTATCTCCGAATTTTTCTCATTTCATAACTGGTTTGCCCATTACATAGAACCTTGCACCCATATGACGATTCCTTGAGTAGTGGGTTGATGGGCATGCCACATCGTGTGGGGTCTCCAGCTTGGTTGTCGTCTGCTCCATAATAACGCCATTCTGCAGTGTGGTCTGTGGCATCCTTGTAGATTATTCCGCACTTGTTGTTTGTGCATGTGAGGAATCCTTCGTCTGAAAATGCTAAATTAGATGCACACTGGTCGCACTGCTCTCTATCACCGCACTCTCGATAAATACATTCTAGACTGGCTATGCCCCGTGTTTTGTCGACCACCTCTTCATCAAATACATTCCAAAGTTTTGTCTTATCTTCTAAACTACGTCTTGACTTGTTTTTCTTACTTGTATATTTTGGCATAAGTTTATGTTGATGTGCTGTATTTAGGACTGGATATTAATTTCATATCTTTACGCACACAATTATGTTCAATTTACAAATTACGCGGTTCAATCTTATACACATTTGAAGGGTGTAGGTTTGCATAGAACGTTAGTTTAGGTGCTGGTTCATTTCATTTTTGAATATTACGTTGTGTTATGGTTGGGCGATATTTCACTCATTTTCTCTCAACGCAGTATTACAAAGAAAGGATGGTAATACTATCTGAACCAGTACATGTGTCTTCTTTCACAACCGATACAGGACATTCTATTTGCACAGATGGAGAATTGTTTATTTGCCCCCAGCATGTATACGCACCATTTAATATTTGGTTGTTGCATTGCAATGCAACATAGTTTGCACCACCAAACCCCTGACGCAATGTATTGCCGCTAATATTCTTCCCGATAGAGTCATACAATATGGATGGCGTGGGTATGCGACTCGTCAAATCCAACGCTTGACTAAAATAGTCCAACTGGGAAAGCCCGCTACACGTTCCATGCTTGGTCCATTCATGTTGCCAGAAACTATCATACGACGGACTATTCTCATCATACTGCACGTCAGGCCAGTATTGAATCATTTTGGTCTCGCCGATTTGTTGCGGAATAGTCGTATCAAACGGTTCGGTCGTGCACGACGCTGGATATCCGCTCGTCGCATATTGTGGCCATAGACCATGTATAGTGAAGTTGCTTGTCCAATATGGAAGCGGGTTTGTGCATCCAGGATATTTTTGTCCGTGGCAAAATCCAGGTGTCCACGAATACGCATAAACATATATTTGTGGCGGTGGTTCTGCTTGTTGGCATTTCACTTTTATAAAGATGTTGCATAAAAATAGAAATAATATATGTTGAAATGAATACATTTATTACTATAATAGTACTGATATTATATTGATTACATTCTAAATGAAAAATTATTACATTCGTGACTAAAACCATGCATTTGAAATGTTAAAAAGTGTAAAATATTTTGGTAATCTATATACATATACATACAGATGGGAAATAGCTTGACAAAGTCATTACGCTGCGATGGACAGCGGGGCGGTGCGATAGATGCGAAAATAAGCCGCCTCGAGGACGGTGCGGTGCTTGATATCATTGTCGCACAGTACATTTTAAGCATGAATGTGGAAAGTCTCTCTGATTTGCGAAAACCAAATAAGTGTCAGGAGATAACAGAACTTACAACGGAGGCATTTGACAGAACTGCCACTACGAGAGATATTCTTGTTAAACATAACGCTATGTATGGGCGTAATGCAAGTGTATACGAGTCTTTTATGTGCAAAGAAGTGGTTGATGTATACATAAATATTTCGAAAATATACGCCGCAATAGTAGCTAATATTCGCCCAACTAACGAGTACCGAGATGAAAATGGCGAGGTCATTTCAAAACGTATGGATAACAGTTCCGAAGCGGATACAGATGTATTTGGTGAAGAACATGCTATTTCAAAGTTTAGTTTTTGTGGGGCAAAAATACAGAGCCTTACTGGCAACGGTTCGGTGTGTAAAAAAGATGAAAGTGTTAATACAATGGAGTCTCATTTAGACATACCCGAACTATATGATTTGTACTGTGATACTGACTACGACGTTAATACTGGGGTTTTTCTTGGCATGTCAGAAGAGACACGTAACGAATTTATTGCGGATTTGACAAAGTTTTATCAGATTTTTACAGGAAAGCAGGTTCTCCCTGCCACCGTAAAGAGGTTTGGTGATATTCCATTAACGGATTACAATAAAAGTAATATATGTAAATATCGCAACTTTAGTGCCGAAGATTGTTATGATGAGTTGGGAAATAATGTGCAGTGTTCTTCTGTGCCTATTACTGGTGCCGTGCGACGCACACCGTCCATATCGAAAGATGTCAAGAGTAGATTACTCGAGACATACGCAACCAACCTGCGTAATATGGTGGCGAACATCAATGCTCGCCAGTCAAACCTTATATCGGTCTTAAATGAACTGTTCGTATTTGACAAGAGTTTAATCAATGAGGTCCGCGTCAGTGAGTTAGTTACTGCTGAACGAGTAAAAGAGATTATGCGAACTATCAGAGAGATAATTAATCAAATCAACATGTCTTGTAGTATTGACTACATGAATGGCATTCGTGTGTACGAAGCAATTATAGATTTACAAGCACTCGATACAAGTATGAAGCAAATGTTATATATTCAGCGCCTTCGAGAGATTATTCGAAATCCAAGTTCCATATAAGTGAGTCACTCGAAGACAGTCAATAACCTACTTAGTTCATTTCACTTCATTTATTTTTCATCTTATTCATATCAAATAAAAATGTCTCGTCGTAAACCATATTTCCAGCAGGTTTATATGTTGTAATAGGTGTGTATTTCTTGTCTTTCTCCTTTTCTCTATATGGTTCAGTTACTTGTTTTCGCGCCCGCTGAAACACCCCTTGCCCAGGTTTAAAAACTACATTCGTGGTTGCACTCGAACTATTCATTCCACCAAGTTCATGCCCGCCACCGCCACTGCTTGTCATATGTGAGCGTTCTCCTATATTATATTTTTGGTTGGTATCGTAATCCACTGGTGGACTCGGCGTGAGGTCGTTTCCTTGATTGTCATAGATGCGTCCCGTTTTTTCCTTTATCTCTTGGATAACATAGTTCGGAACCCAGTGTTGCCACGTAATCATGAGGGTATTTGGATGAAAATATTGTACACGAAACCCATCTGTTTTTAATTTATCCATTATATATGCTATACACGAGCCTTGGTCGTATATAGGAACTCCCAACATAACCTCGGGCACGATAAACCAACACAGTTTATCTGATGTGCGTTGTCTAGATGTCGTCTGTATTCGGGCATGCACCCGACGAAGCATTTTGCTGAACAGTCGTAGTTGTGCCATGTCACGCTCGCGTTTTCTTTCATACAAGTCATCTATGTGTATACGATAAGATGTATCATTATCATCGGAATCATCATATTTGTGTAGCGTAAATATGTTTTCCATTATTTCTTGTATAATGTCATATAGAAAAAAAATATAATAAACACAACTAATGAATACAGAATAGAGTTCTATATTAAATACTCGCAAGATATGACGATTAAACATCTTGTTCTACCAGGTGGCGGGGCAGCATCCATTCGCCTGTTAGGTGCACTTCAAAAGTTACACGAAGCAGGTATATGGAATGAAAAAAATATTGAAAGTATACATGCCGTTTCTGCAGGAACGTTGTTAGCGGTATTAATTGCCCTTCATTTTGATATGGAGACAATTGTAGAGTACATTATTCGCAGGCCGTGGGATAACGCAATACAGTTAAGTTTGTCCAACATATTTGACGTATTCACCAAAAAAGGGTTTTTTGGAACAGGAACAATTGTCACATTCATGAAGCCCTTTTTTGACAGCAGAGATATTAGTCTTGATATAAGTATGATGGATTTTTACAGGTTAACAGGTGTAAAGTTATTTTTTTACACAGTAGAATTAAATACATTCAAGCTTATCACTGTATCATGCGATACTTTCCCTGATTTACAAGTTTTAAAGGCAGTGCATATGTCTGCTGCTTATCCTGTTCTCATTTCTCCAGTTATCATTGATGATAACTGTTACGTAGATGGTGGGCTTTTATGTAACTATCCAATCAACCACTGTCTAAAGGTATACCCCGACAAAAATGAAGTTCTTGGAATTGGGTCTTCACCTATGTCAACATCAAAACTAGTATCATCCGACACATCATTATTTGAATACTTACTAGAACTTATTTATCAAATCGTTTTAAATGTATATGATAAAAAGAACGAAACTAACTCGCGTGAAGAAATCCCCAATTACGTGGAAATAGATATTCCAGCCATTACAATATCTAATCTACAATCAGCGTTCAGTGACATTTCTGAACGCAGAAAATTGTTGACTGAAGGTCACGTTGCAGTAGAGTCATTTATTCAGAAACAATGCAACAATTTATCAAATACGAATACATCAACAGAAACATCAGATAGCGAAATAACCGACAATGATATGATTATATCCTCCCCTTCATGTACAAGTCTCGACAGTGTTGACAAAACACTTTGTTCCAATGCAGTAAATATTGACATTGACACTATGCAAGACCTAAATGACAATTCTCATACTGGACATGTCAGTTATGATAACTTTTTCTTAGAAAATATGCCATTTGCGTAACTGGTTGTGTCTAAATTGAATATATTGCATTTTATTATGCTATTATTAACACAAACAAATAAGGATATAGTAGCATAACTAGTTATAATAATACCAGACAGATAGATATATATGGCGACATATATGCATGAACTTAATGAATTAGTTGATACTGTGCATACGATAACATTTGAAACAGTCCCTGAGATGGAGTCAGACGATATACTGACACATGAAGAAAAGATAGATATTGTAAATACGATTATTCAGCTCATGTACGATTATACTACAGAAAATGCAGATAAAATACATGAACCATCTTTCCATGAAGACATGATGGAAGCAGTAGAGGACCTTATTCAAGATTCACTAGACTGTTTAGTGGGGGGCGGAGGTGGACATGGATTGGATATTGACATCGACGATGAGTATATGGTTGAGCTTGTATTATATGCAGTAGATATGTTTTACATGCAGGTCATGCCAAAACGTTCTTATTATAAAGATGGGTTGGCAGGTGGAGTGTTTCCATGTCATACAGACAGACGGACATTGGGTGCAACACTCAAACACTTGAAATCGATTCCACAACCAGAGCAGCGCACAATGGAGTGGCATGTTTACCGCCACGGACTGATAACTGCAAGTAATGCATACAAGGCATTAGATTCAGAATGTAATCGGAACCAGTTAATATACGAAAAATGTAAACCAATTACACTGGACGCACACATGCCAAGTGTTTCAGGAGGTATACCCGTGGCAAACTATCCTTGTCTTGATATTGTGAAGAATGCACTCAGCGATGAACAACAAACTCGCATTAACACTGATATATGTCTGGCAGTGAATATTACCACACCTATGCACTGGGGACAGAAATATGAACCAGTATCGACAATGTATTACGAGATGGTAAACTCGGTTAAGGTCGGAGAATATGGTTGTATTCCTCATGAAAAATACAAGTTTTTGGGTGCATCTCCAGATGGTATTGTAGAAACAAGTGACAGTGAATTATATGGACGTATGTTGGAAATAAAGAACATTGTCAATCGCGAGATTACTGGAATACCACTGAAAGCATATTGGGTGCAGATGCAACTTCAAATGGAGGTGTGTGGGCTAGATATGTGTGACTTCTTAGAGACACGCTTTGTCGAATATGCGGACAAGACAGAATTCGACTCTGATGGAACATTCTTACATACAAATGAAGCGAACGAAAATAAGAAGACTCATTTAAAAGGCATTATTCTATTCTTTATTAATAATCATCACTTACCCGTTTATGAATATAAGCCTCTTCAGATGAATAGACACGAATATGAGACAACATGGTTACCAACTATCCTTAAAAAACACTCCGAGATGGGGAATCACCATGTGCATACACATTACTGGAAACTAGCCGAATTAAGCTGTGTATTAGTAATACGAAATCGACTATGGTTTGAACTGAATATCGATCGACTTGCTCGTACATGGGATACTATTCTAGAAGAACGAAAGAGTGGCTACGCTCATCGTGCACCCAAAAAGCGAGTATCCGCTCCCAAAGAGGGAGATGAAGTTTTCAGCCAATGTTTACTAAATGCAGATGCATTTCGTATAAATACAGTAAAGATGGTAGCATCAGACACAGACAATTCTGAATATGAAGAGGATGACATAATTGAACTTAATGCCCCTTCTTTACAACCACTAGTTCCATCAACTCATACACATACACCCCGACTTTCAATAATGGCACCTAATAGTGCACGAATAATTATGAAGATTCGGACAGAGTCTATAGATGAAACAACTATCTAACTATATGCATAGTAACTAACTACTACAACAACACTGAACATGTAAAATATAGCAAAAGAAAAAGAAAAATCAAAAACAAAAAAATACATAATATAAATATTTTTTATTATGTATAGTATTTAGTATATCATAATGGATAATGAAGAAAAAATAATAAAACTAAATCAGGAAAATGAAAAACTAAGAATGGAACTACAAACAATGAAAGAACGTATGGAAATATACAACTCAGAACCAAACACTAACAGTGGCATTAGTATAGGATATTTTATTCAAAACAAACAAGATGACATCCATCCAAACCGACAACGGCGAACGTCAACACAGTATAACGTGCGAAGAACGACGTGTAAGTTTGGTTCTAAGCCTACACCACAACAAAAAAAAGAGTATTTTTGGAGATTTTTTTGTTGTAAAAAGAGAACTAATCGGGTGGGATAACATAAGAGTAAGAGTAACTATTGCAATCGTCGATTTTTACGAGTTTTCCTCCCATATCTACAATATTGTTTTTGAGAAAATCCTTTGGCACGGTTACAGTTAATTTTTTTCTTATATTTTGTGCTCCATTTTCCACCTATCTTTTTTTTACTTTTTGTCATTTTACTATAACAAAAGAAAGTATTTTTCTTGTAGAGTAGTTCATTTGAACATATATCAAACTATAAATTCGAGTATTCGTCATTAGTTGAGAACTGTTTACAAATACCAAACGTTTTTCTATGCCATGGACTAAGTCCATGTGCAGTGATACCTTCTCGGTGTTTTTGAGCAGCATATCCTTTGTTACCACGAAGGAGATATCGTTCGTCTAATTCGGGATGTTCATCACACATATTTTCAATATATGTATCGCGAGACACTTTTGCCAAGATAGATGCTGCTGAAATACTGCTATACAAATTATCACCTCCTTTTATACACTCGTGTGCATAACACTCGAATCTAGTTTTTGATTTATTCCATATTGTATGAGATTTGAAATAATTCCCGTCAATAAGTAAAAGCGTTTTTTCAGGTTCTAGGTTATTCCGTATGATAAGTTCTTGAACGCAGTCGTGCATTGCTTTTTGTGTTGCTTGTAGGATATTTATTTCGTCTATGGTCGTTTCGGACTCATATTTTACAACATAGTCAACACAGTTATCGATGATATGTTCGTAAGCCTCATTCAACTTTTTATTCGATGTAAACTTTTTACTATCTTTCATAAGCGTATAATTGAATGTTTCGCTGTATTTAGGTAAAATTGCAGCTGCTACATATACACGTCCAAATAGAGGCCCCCGCCCCACTTCATCTACGCCGATTTCCACAATCTCTGGGTCGTCAATGTAATATGGTGCAGTAGCAGGCATTCTTATTGTATAGACACTACACCCTGTAACTATGTTTGTAGTGGTACCCGTGCAGAAGAATTCAATTTACAGTTGATATTTACGAGTTACTTATTCGATTCAAAAATAATATTCTCTGGATGGAATATATAAGATAACAATATATTCAAATGCCCCGTATTGGAATTAATATGATGGTTGTTGCACTTTTCGCGTTAATCATTATACTAACTATTACAGGGTTATATTCGTCTACCCAGAAAGAGGGGCTGATATCATCTTCATCCTCTATGGTGGGTCCCGTCATACATTACACGTTTGACGGCGATGGAACCAATTACGGGACATTAGGTTCTAGTCACAATTTGATAATCCCCTCTGACTTTAGTATTGATATAGGAGACCCCAAGTTTGGGACAGGATGTTTATCTACAAGAGCAACTGGTCAGGATAATAAAACGGGATTTACCCGGTGGACAAGCACTTCTGAAAGTGGTTTTACAGTTAGTTTGTGGAGTAAGTGTAGTCTTTTTATTGGCAAAAACCAAACATTGTTTGAAATGGTTATAGATAATAAAAACCTTGTTGTCGGTTTCAATACACCAACCAATTTCAGATTGTATTTTAATGGAACTAATACATATCCCACTATACCAAATACATTTGATAATATGTACCATAATTTCACTTTTACATTTTCAGACAAAACCATGCAATCTTATATTGACAATGTGTTAGTTAATACCCAGACTTTTAATGATTCATTTACAAAAAAAACTATTACGCAGTGGTTCATTGGTTCGTCTCTCGAGAATAATGTTATACTCCATAATGGATTAATTGACGATTGTATAATATATGATTATGTATTAGACTCCACACAAATTAATGATATTTATTCAGGTAAGGCATCACAACAACAAGCAGCACCACAACAACAAGCAGCAGCACCACAACAAGCAGCAGCAGCACCACAACAACAAGCATCAGCAGAACCCAGTATAATAGGAATGGAAACACCCATATTTAATAACCAATATGGAGGACAACCTGGTGGACCAAGACCTATCATTATCAACGTTCACAATAACGGTGGTTCATTTGGCCCACAAGGCAATCTCGGCGGGCCTCGCAACATGAATAATAACACCAACAACTACCGCATCCGACATGAGCTAGGTGATAATACAAATCAAAAATTGGATAAAACCGTAAACTTCTTAGAGTTCATTATGCAAAAATCGCAAGGTGTACCGCAAGCAAATTAAGCAACTAAAATATTTTTAAATCCATGCATTATATAGACACAATAAGAATCAATATAATGTACAAATGTAGCACAAATATCAACTCAATATTATTTCCAACACTCGGCACATTACTTATTATTCTACTGTTGAAGGCATCTTACATACCCGAGATTGAAGGAATGGGTGACAATCGAGATAATATGGAACAGGTCCAGTTTGACAAAGATAAAGAAATGTGGGCAAGACAGGCTCGCGAACTTGGAGGAGACGAGTATTACAATCAAGTTCTTGCGATGCCTAATGTTTCTCAAGCAAAAGAAAAATATAAGCAACTATATGCTGCTTACAAAAAAGAAAGAAATCCCACAAGTGAATCTAATTTAACTGCAGGCAGCGGTAATCTTCATTACACTGGAGCAGTTGACACTGACCCTCGTCGCAGCGGTAGCCTTCAATATACAGCGGAAACTGTTGATAATACAAGTATTAAACTTAACAGTTGGGGAGATGGGTCTTCTCCTTCTCGTGTCCAGGATAATATCACCAAACAGGATGCGGATCTAAAGGCACCCTGGGCAAAGGCAGCATTTAATTTAGGTCAGGGAAACCGTCAAGATTATGCAGATGAGGTTATGGCAACTGTAAGTGAAAATGCGGCCATTGCAAAATACCACGAACTACTTAGGCGGCAACCTTCACCATATGGTACTATTCAAAATGATAGTGACACATATATCCCCCATGACGGTCCTGTTAATGCGAACGAAGCAAGTAATAGTCTATATGCAGCACACGACACACCAGGATATATTGGAAATCTGGATAAAAACACTATTATCGACCCTCCTGGTATTCTAGGTCCATCATCGCTTATGCCACAACAACCACGCGATGGCGGAACGTCAACTCGTCCAATTAATATCACCATCACAAGTAACGTTGGTCCGTATGGGTACGTGGAGTCTCAACAACAACCCAGTAAAATGAAGTTGAAACACGCAATCGGAGAGAAAACCGCAAAACAATTGGTAAAAAATCTTGATTTTATGGAGTTTGCACTTGCACAATCTAAGAGTCGTTAAGGAACATGTACATATTCTAATATTTTTTGCTGTACACAATATATAGTATTTAACGCAAAATGTTCACAAAGTCGATGGTTGTTTATGTAACAATTATTGCGATTATATTTATATTGTTCTTTGCATTCTCTGGGAATCATAAATGCTCTCGCGAAGGTATGGAGGCTGCAGAAAGTCCAGACCAAACAATAAGAGACGCGGCCGCGGCAGGTGTATTTATTAATGCAAAAAATGCAAACGTAAGTGATGATAATGGAGCGATAAACATATCCAGTTCTCAGCAAGGAACAGATGATTCTAGTTCTCAAGATAACAGCATAACAGTAACACATGATTTAGATGATAAAACCCTTGATTTACTTGAACGCGGAAATAACATCCTTAGCCGTATGAATACAACCGATGTTGAAAATGCAATGCGTACACAGTCTGGCAGAAACAATGATAGTAAAATGGATAATTATAACTATTTTAAGAAAGCTAATATGCCACTCATTTATTATGGGCCTAACGGAGCAAGTGCAAAAATACTAACACATAACAACAAATATGCAATTACTGTTACAGATAAAAATGGTGTAACTACTGCATTTGTTGAGAAAAACAAGAACTATAATAACTTTTTTGTAAATGCAACCCCGCCAACCGACACTACTTCTTCCGTCTCCACCATACCCGCAGAGTTGTCAAACACCAGCTTCTACGACGAAACTGGAAACGTTGCAAAAGTATATCGGGCGAATGATGGAGAGTTTGTCGTGCAAGTTGACCAAAAAAATGGGGTTGAAGTGATATACACCCCAACCAACATATACACGTTCAATACAACTAACAGCAAATCATACGACCTTGGAAAAGCCGTGAACGATAACACCGATATTACAACTACAAATGACACCACTGATAACTTAAAAAAAGACATTGCAAATAATAGTATTGCCAACGGAACACCGAGTAATCTCATCCCACCTGGAGACATGAATAAATACATTTTAAAGACAGAAATTGTGCCACCTGTCTGTCCTCGGTGCCCTTCCATATGCAGTGCAAACGTAAACCAACAAACTCCCCCTTGTCCATCATGTGGCAACCCAGGAACAGGAGACAGTTCAGGACACACTACCACATCGACCCCTGAGTCAGTTCCATTTAATAAGAATCTTATTTCCCCCGACAATGGTTACACTCCTGCAGCTAACCCAACTGACAAATACTCTAAGTACAGGTCAAATAATCAGTTCTTGCCTGTGCCAGTAGTCTCCAGCTTTAGTGGATTTTCCATGTAGATAATAGAATAGAATGGTTACGTTACACCGATTTACAAGAATTATGCATTTTTACATGTGAAAAATGCATGATACATATAGAGACAATCATAAAGCAACCTCCCCAATAAACTTCTTTTCACATTTTTTGTCCATTTGGAACGATGAACCCGTCTCACTTTGTGGAACAATCTTAATAATACATTTTGATTTTTCACCTGAATACAAGGGTGTAGTGCATCCATTTTCGCTCTTCTTTTTTTGTGTTTTTAATGTCTTACGTATTTTTTGTATCTTCCATACACTGGATTTTTTATCTGTACATCTGGACCGGAAATGCTCGTACCGAGTTTTCACCTCACAATAGGTAAGGTTCGATTTTTTATTCAACATTTTATTTATGAGCTCATGCAAATCATATATATACTTAGAAAACGTCTCTCGATTTTTCATTACGTGCATCGTCGGGGGAAGAGTTTTAAAGTTATTTTTTAAGTTCATACGACAATATTTACACGGCAAAACGTATCGCAGATTACATATAAACTTTTGATATCTCGTCTTATCTTGGTTAGTTGGGTTTACGGGGTAGTTAAAACTTATCGTATGCAAAGTGTGCCATAAACTGGGTCCCCATACAGTGGTAAGCATGCCATCGCCACTATTAAACTCTTTGTCTGTATATATTCCATTGTTTGGATTACTTGAATTAACACATAATGTATCATTATTATTTTGGGGCATTGATACAGATGTATTTTTTTTACGTGGATTTTTACGAGTCTTTCGTGCACCCATACGCTTACTCTTTATATTATCTATTTTTCTAGTCTCGGAATTAGGCACCTTTCCTGTTC